TGCGGCCGCGTCTGCTTTCAATACATCACCATTTAATGAAACGCCACCTTGTGCGCCAGGAAGTGTAGAGAATTTTGAACGAGCCTCACCAATCATTTTCTTACAATATGCTAATGCATAATCTCTTAACCATGATTGTAAATATGGGTCTATTAGAAGTTGGTCGTCTGGGCGTTCTAAGTATACATGAAGTAAAACAATTTCATTTGCTCTCATTTTTCTTAAAAGTTTAATCTTATGAGTTACTGGATTCCATATAAATTGAATATCAGTTGCGGCAATTCTGTTTAGTGTTTCACGGTACTGAGAGAATAGTTCGTATGTTGATATACCACCAACATGATTGTTCATAAAGAAATACGAATTCGCATATGCTAATTCAAATGGGTCCATATCAACACCAGCAGAGATACCATGACCGAATGAACGATGATGAACTTTCTTTACTTCTGTTATTTCTTCAGGAAGAGTGTATTCGGCGACATCTTTTTTAAGTTCGATAGTATAGAAGTCTTCTTCTACTGCGTTCTCAGAACGTTGTCTAATTTTTTGTAATGCAATGTCAACTGATAAATCGTAATGTTCTGGATCTAATTCAATATCAATCATGCCGTCACCAAGTAACAGTCTAATCTGTTTAATTACATCATTTTTTATTTTATTACGTTGTTTTGCCATCGTTTGACCCTCAAAATATCGTTAACATGAACTATGTGTTCATTTATAACAGTATTTATCAAAAAACTTTTATAATCAAACTATGTTCGTTGAATCTGCCGTTCATTTTAATCTCAACACTATTAATAGCCTCGAACTCTTTTGGTAATGAACGTTTCGTTGCTTTTTTAAACTTTGGCAACTGTTCTATTGGTTTCCGTAATGTTTTTTGAACACTCTTTGCTTCATTAAAACCTATGATAGTTGTACCCTTTACACTCAATCCAGAGCCTTCTCTACCCATTCCAGTTGGATCAATATTACTAGCATAATATATTCCTACTTTTCTCGTCTTAGAGTTGTACACGATTGCCGCATTGGCACCGATTAACTCACTTGGATGAACACTGATTGACTTTGTATCTGTATGATGGTCTAGATATTTAAACTTACTAATCATTTTTTCTTTACTGATTGCTTTCTTCTTACGTGGAGCCTTTGAAGCCTTGGCTTTTAGTATCATATTCTCACACGCGGTAATTATAGTAAGATACATCTTATGTTGATTCTTGATATCAGACTTAGACAAGTTAGCATAACACTCTTTAAGTTGTTCGTGCATATCTTGTTCTCTTTCATCCATTTTTTTCAGATTTGGTGGATTGATAAGTTCATCTAAATCATCTAATATTGGAATATATTCTTTTTTGATTATATTAAGATGATTTGGCTTTGCGCCAGCAATTAGTAATATTGTATGTGGATCAAAATCAACTAACATCTCTTTTGAATTATCGTAATCATTTACAAAATCATCAATCTCTTCTGACATTTCTAATGCCTTTTGATGCAAAAGATGTTGAATAGAAGGTCTATACTTCGTTGCGGTCTTTTTGGTTTCTGCTGCCTTCTCTACAGCAAGTGTTGAACCCAATTCAATCAATCGTGTAACATCCTTTTTAACAATTTCAGTTGCATCTGGAATAGTATCAAACGTTACGCCTTCCATAGGTTTTAGATATTCAGGTATTCCAATGTGGTTTTCTGGCATGCCTCTTCGTATTGCTTTCGCATATCCACCAGTTGTTGGTCTAATCTCATAATCTGGAACAAAATTAATCATATCGATATCTTTCTTTTTATATCCGTTTGTTTCCATCCAATCGACAATCCATGACTTGAAATCAGATGCACTATAGAAATAACGATAGTAATATATAACTCTATTTCGTTCTCTATAGTACTTGTCGACTTTCCAGTTCTCAGACCCATCCCATTCAGGCTCAGGTCCAATATACATTTCGTCTGCAAATCTTCCTTTTCGTACTATGTTCTTTTTTCTTTTTGCCATTTTTATTGCCATCTTAGTCCACTTATTCAATTATATATCTTTATTAACACTATTAAAACATATATTCATCGATTTGTCAAGTTTTTTTATGGTCCGTGTTCTTATCTATTAGTTTAATTGTTGGTATGATCGATGTGGCAACTGCATTTAGTAGCAATGCACTGCGATAAAAATTACTTTTATTAGGCATAGTACTATGCAATGTTCTTGAGTTGTATATCAACACATCGCCGGGATGCGAAAGAAATTGCATACCCTCTGTTGTCAGTAATGTATCATATTCTTCTTGATTTTCTTCAATATCTTTGTAATAAAATTTACTAGCATGTGAACCTGGCAAGAATGCAGTTGCGCCATTCTGTAATGTGAATATATCTAACGGAACAATTATTTGTACTCCCAGTGTTTCATCGCCAGGTGCATATGCATATTCTTCGAATCGATAGGGAATATCAATGTGTGCCCTAATCTTTGAACTTCCTGGTCTCGTAGTAATAGTATCAACAACATGCATATCCCATTTAGTGCCAATGAATATTGCATCAATGTGTGTACGTAAGATATCAATCACAGGACGCCACATCTCTTCTGGTGGTGATTTACTCCACCAAACGTTGTATTCTCTGCCTTTACGATGTTTTCCGTAGTACGTCCCGTTTACCGCGTTACCACGGTGTATATTATCTGGGTTCATTGCCCATAATTTAAACTGGCGTATTACTATTGGAGGAATTACTTCTCTTAATGAGATATATCCCATATCATTGTTCATTGTTGTATAACCTTCTACTATTCTTGTTTGTTTATTTATATAACTATATTATATGATAAATACTGATAGAAGTCAAGTAAAGAACGGAGAATATTATGCCATGTTGGCAAATTAGAAAGAAATTATATTGTAATACGGAGATCATTTAAAATGCCAAGACTTAGTATGTGGAATCCCAAAAAGGGAAACGATTACAAATTCACTGATAAGACAGTCAAAGCACATTTTGACCACGGCGGAACATCGCTTCTTATTCACAAATATTTAGGGTCGCAAGACAAATCTGCGGCTGATTACGATCCGGCAGATCCTGCTATACAGGATTTACTATTTTTAGAAAATCGTGATAGAAAATATGAAAAAGATGTATTCGATCTAAGAGGAGTATATACTCTATCAGACCAAGATTTTGAGTTATCTCAATTTGGTATGTTTCTTGGTAATGACCAACAAGTATTTACCTTGCATCTAAATGAGATGGTTAACATGATAGGTAGAAAATTAATGACTGGAGATGTCATCGAACTTCCTCATATGAGAGAAGATATGATGCTTGAAGGCAATGATGGTGTTGAAAAAGATGGAGTCAATCAATACTGGGTAGTCCAAGAAGCATCAAAAGATGCTAGTGGTTTTGATGCAGGATGGTGGCCACATATTTGGCGAGTTCGTTGTAAACAATTACAAGATACTCAAGAATACGCAGATATACTTGGTACTGGTGAAGAAGCAGATGATTTGAAAAATATTTTATCTACTTACAATAAAGAACTTCAAATTACTGATGCTGTAGTTAAAGAAGCACAAGACAACGTTCCTGGAAAATATTGGGACTATAGAACAAACAATTTACAATATGCTACTCAAAGCAATCATCCAGATGATATAGATTACGCAACAGTGGCCCATGGAAGAACATTTCCTGCGTCACCTTCTGCTAATACATATTTCTTGAGAAGTGACTACACTCCATCGAGATTATTCCAGTACAGAGAAAATAAATGGTACAGAATAAACGATGACGATGGTGCTTGGGAAGTTGGACATGCATTACATCATCAATTTATTAACAATAGTGGCTCAGTAGTACTAGATGACGGTACTTCTATTACATCAAAAGTCAATCTGTCAAAAGCAGTAAGACCAAAGGTAGATTAATATGCAAACTCATTTCTATGACAATCAAATTCGAAGATATATTTTACAATTCGTAAGAATGTTTAGCGGATACACAATTAAAACTGGAAAGAAAAAGAATGATGGAGTAACTGATTATTATATCAGAGTTCCAGCAAGATATGGTGACGTATCAAGAATGGCAGCAACTATTCTCAAAGGCAACTCTGAGAACGTAGTAAACTCTGCTCCATTTATTGCATGTCACGTACAAAGTTTGATTCCAGATAGACAACGACTACAAGAGCCGTTCTTCAATGATGCTGTAAGTGTCAACGAAAGAAAATTTGATGCTACTACTCAGAAATATACTAATGAAACTGGAAACAAGTATAACGTAAAACGAATGATGCCTGTTCCGTATCTACTCAATATGCAAGTCGATATTTGGACATCAAATACTGACCAAAAGTTGCAATTACTTGAACAAATATTAGTTCTATTTAATCCTGCTTTAGAGATACAGCACAATGATAATCCAGTTGATTGGACTACTATTACAACTGTAGAGATGACTGACTTACAATGGTCTAGCAGAGGCATACCCGCTGGCATTGAAGACCAAATTGATATCGCAACAATGATATTTCAGATTCCTGTTTGGATTAATCCACCCGCACAAGTAACACGACAGAATGTAATTAGAAATATCGTTAATAACATATACACCTACACAGATTTAGATTCGCTTGATTATGACCCGGATGCATTTGAGTTCTTCGCGGATTTAAAAGCACAGTCAAGTGTTATTGTTACACCAGGCAACTATGCTTTAAAAGTATATGAAGAAAGTGGTTCTACTTTGGCTAAGATATACGCAAATGGAAATTATGACGATAGTATCAAATGGGAAACTGTACTCGACCAATATGGCACATTAGACAGTGGAATATCAAGACTTCGATTAAAATATCACGGTGAAGTAGAAGATCTTAATGCTGACGTTATTGGTACATTAGCGACTACAAGTGACGCTACTGAATTATCATTCACAATAGACACAGCCACGTTGCCGACCAACACTACAACCGCAGTAGATAGAGTCATTAATGCCTCTACTGGTAAACCCGGTTTCTCTGGTATTCCAGCAGTTGCAAATGGACAACGTTATCTATCATTAAATGCTGCCAAGAAAACTAGTGTGTGGGGTATTGACATATCAGCAAATGATATTATAGAATACAATGGTACTGCATGGGTGATTAGTTTTGATGCTAGTTCTTATAGTACTCGTGCTTATGTAACTAACGCACTTACATCTCAACAATTCAAATTTGAGAAGGGAGTATGGACTGATACATTCCAAGGAATATATGAGTCTGGTTATTGGAGACTAGAACTAGTAACTACGAGTCCATAATGATTAGAGCCGCAGGCGGTTGTATAATCGCAAAAGACACCCATCGTATACTTCTTCAACAACGAACAATGAATGGAACATATCCCAGAAATTGGGGGTTCTTTGGTGGTAAAGTTGAAGATAATGAAAATGTATCTCAAGCACTACTTCGAGAATTAGTTGAAGAAATAGATATAAGCATAGAAGATGATGTTATTAAAATATATCCGTTAGATCAATATCATACAAGAGATGGTGAATTTAGTTACTACTCTTTTGTTATACTAGTTGAAAAAGAATTCATACCAAAAATAAACCACGAATCAGGTGGATACACATGGGTGGACACAAGTTATGTGCCTAAACCATTACATCCAGGCACTAGACGAACTCTCTTCAGAAAGAAAAAACTAAAAATCATAAAAGACATTATATCGTCACTTTGAAAGTCTCTAAATCCTCCTAAATACTAGTGTAAGAGGAGAAGAGAGATATAATGAACGAACATATTATAAACTTAGAGAAACAGCGATTCATTCGTGACTGTAAATTAGTGATGAAAGGTTCACCGCCCACTGATAGTCTAAGAAAAATCATCATCAATTCAAGTCCAGGACATATTGAGTTCCTGAAGCGGGACTTGGATACTACCTCTGCACGTCTAATAGATATAGTAATCGCTAAAGTCAAAGAAGATTCAAAAAAGTTATTGACCTCTAGCAGTCAAAGAATTAACATATTAGCAGTAAGTGTACTAGAAAACTTAGCAACTGAGAGTACGGATTTTACTATTGATGAAATAATGACAAGATATAGAGAAAGTATTAATCCAGTAAAAGCATTATACTATGACTTACAAGAGATTATGTTTCTTTATGATGGTAAACCAAAGAACAAACATCATCAGTTCCTTATCAGACGATTCAGTAAATTAGAATCATTTGAAAATATAATTGATGCTGTTGACAAAGATATAAAAGATCTTAATGAATGTAAACAACGTGTTAACAAGTTAAAGATAGACCATAATTATCCGAATACGAGTGAACATCTAAAGAAGATTATAGATTTACACAATGAGATGATTCAATGGAAGACTTTATTTGAAGCATTTCCTGAGTGGATTGAAGATAATTCATTACCTATTGTCCCAGTACATAAAGGGTCTAAGAAAATCTGTCGTACTATCAGAAATTTATTCAAATAAACAAAACTACAATACAAGAAAAGGGAGCATAAATGCTCCCTTTTTTGTTTACTTTGAAAAGTGTTGTTAGATAATTACTTACCTACTTTAACTTCAACGTAACCAGCAGTGTCAGATGCTTTATCTTCGATAGCGATGCCGATATAGGCAGTCATACGAGGATCAGTAGCATCATCAAGCCATACTGTTGCAACACCAGTTACTTCAGAAGCGACAAGAACGTCACCCTTAGATACTGGGCCGATTACTTTACATGGTACACGACCCTGTAGAGCAATATATGGATGAGTTTCTGAATTACCGGCTGTTTCGTTCATCGCAAATGCAGGCTTAGTAGAAACTACTCCAGCAATCTTAGTTGAACCATAACCAGTTGCAGAAGTTACTTCTGCTTCACCACCAAACATTACAACCGTGCCTTCTTCATATGGGGCATCAGCCGCATATCTTTCTGCAAGGTCGGCATACTTAGCCGTTGTTGCTTCACCGTTAAAGCGAGTAGCAGTCATATCACCACCTTGAGCAGTAATATCACCAGAGACTGTTAAGTCACCACTATATTGTCCATCCATTGAGAACACTGTACCACTTAGTCCTAAACCGTTGCCGGCAGTATAAGTTGTATTATCATTATCATTGTTATCTGGAACTGTAACTGTATCAGTAGTACTATCACCACGTGCTAATGTAATAGTATGACCAGAAATAGTCATAGCATTTGCCGCAGTACCTAATGCTTGATTAGATGTTTTTGCAACTTTTAAGCCTAGTGAAGTAGTAACTGCCGCATTATAATCATCGTCATCATTAATTGCTGCCGCTAATTCATTAAGCGTATCTAAGGCACCTGGAGCACCACCAATTAGGTCAGTAATTGCAGTGTCAACATACGCTTTGTTAGCCGCATCTGTGTTAGCAGTTGGAGTACCGACTTCAGTGATTTTGTCACCGTTCATGTCGATAGTATCTCGCATGTTTATAGTCGTATCAAACCGAACTTCTTTCTTGAAACGTGTTTTTTTGTTTACGTTAGATGAAAATGATGCCGCATCTGAGTCAGTTACACCGTCGTCTGTTGTTGTTAGTGTAGTGGCTAGAATCGCAATGTTACGTTCTATATCAGCCATACGTCTTAGAGACGATTTTGAACCTGATATTACAATTTCATTGTCA